CAATACCAAAGGCATGATGGTTACTATTGATTTTGAAAAAGAAGGAGAATTATATCGTATTGAGCGTGGGCGTAAACCTAACATAATGAAATTTTGGGTCGGTGATAACGAAAAAGAAATCACCGATGACGCACAAGGTGACAGCAGAGAAACACAAGCAGACATTGAACGTATGCTAGGCATGAGCCACGACATGTTCAAACATATTGTAGCTCTTAACACCTACACTGAACCTTTTCTTGCCCTTAAAGCAAACGATCAGCGTACCATCATTGAACAATTATTGGGCATTACACTACTAAGCGAAAAAGCCGATCGTCTTAAAGAACAAAACAAAGCAACTAAAGATGCTATTACACAAGAAGAGTTTCGTATTAAAGCTGTTGGTGATGCCAACAAGCGTATTGAAGAACAAATCGAAGCACTTAAACGTAGACAAACAATGTGGATCAATAAACATGCTGAAGATACAGGGAAATTACAAACCGCTCTCAGTGAGCTACTCAAAATTGATATTGATGCGGAAATTGCGGCACACAAGGCTCTTGCTGAATATAAGTCAAAGAAGAAAGATATCACTGATTTATCATCCTATATTTCACGATGCGAACAGGACGAAGTACGTGAAAATCGACTTATTGAAAAGCTCAGGAAAGACATTGCGGCACTCAAAGACCATAAGTGTCACTCCTGCGGGCAAGATCTCCACGACGAAAAACACGAGTCTAATTTAACCAGCAAGAAAAAAGAGCTACAAGAAGCTGCATTACAAGCACTATCTACAAACACGCAGTGGATGGAACTCACAGATGCGCTTAAAGAGCTAGGCGAGCTAGGCGTTAAACCAGAAACGTTTTACGACAAAGAAGAAGATGCTATCCATCATCGTAGTACGTTAGCTAACTTACAGCAACAAATTGAAACCAAGTCCACAGAACAAGATCCGTACCAAGAACAAATTCAAGAAATGTCAGAACAGGCACTAGAGGAAATTAGCTTTGACCTTATTAATGAACTTACAAATGTCAAGGATCATCAAGAGTTCTTGTTAAAACTATTAACAAACAAGGATAGTTTTATCCGCAAACGAATTATTGATCAGAATTTAAGTTATTTAAATGCCCGCTTGGGACAATACCTGGACCGTATTGGCTTACCACACACAGTTAAGTTTAACAACGACTTGACTGTAGCCATTACAGAATTAGGTAGAGATCTAGACTTCGACAACTTGAGTCGTGGAGAACGTAACCGCTTGATTTTATCCTTGAGTTGGGCGTTCCGCGATGTTTGGGAAAGCCTATATCAACCCATTAACTTGTTGTTCATTGACGAGTTAGTAGACAGCGGTATGGATAGTTCCGGAGTTGAAAACTCTTTAGCTATCCTAAAAAAGATGAGTCGTGAAGCTAACAAGTCAATTTGGTTAGTGTCACACAAGGATGAGCTAGCGGGTCGTGTCAACAATACACTACACGTAGTTAAAGAAAATGGATTTACAAGTTACAACACCGACGTCGACATTGCTTAATTATCGACGCATTCATATTGAGTTGAGCAGTAAGTGTACATTAAAGTGTCCGCGCTGTCCGCGAACGGAGTTACAGCCCGAACAACTTAACAGAGAAATTAGTTTGTTTGAGTTTCAACGTGCGTTTAGTTCTGACATACTTAAAGACATACAGGAAATAACATTCTGTGGTGATGTAGGAGATCCTATATATGCTCGAGACTTTTTACGTATTGTAGAATATATCAAGAAGTCGCGTTTTAATATCAGTTTGATTATTGTTACTAACGGTAGTTACAAATCTGAGCTGTGGTGGCAAGAGTTGGGTATGTACCTGCGTTACAATGATAAAGTTACGTTTAGTGTGGATGGGTGGGATCAAGTCAGCAACGAACAATATCGTGTCAATTCGGACTTTGATAGTATAGTTGCTGGCGCTCGTGCGTTGAGAAAAGTAACTCGAGCGCAGATGAATTGGTCTGCTATCTATTTTAAATTTAACGAAAGTAAAATGCACTGGATACAGGACCTCGCACGTGATTTGGGGTTCGATACCTTTGAGTCTGTGCTAAGTTCAAAAGTTGATGGTAGATATTTAATCAACGGAGTAGATCCACTAAAGCCATCCAATGGCTACGTTGCTGGTACTAGCCGGTACGAAGTTAAAACAGAAAAACTTAATGGCAAGGTACCTATTGTATTTTACGACAAGGTAGATCGTCATCCCTGGGCCAAATGTATGAACTGGGAAAAGGAAATGTTTATTAATGTAGACGGATTGGTATTTCCTTGTCCCTGGTTTAATAGTGGCTACTTAGAAAACGATTTTGTAGATAAGCATAGAGATAAAATTAATATTAAAACTAGAACACTAAAAGAAATCTTAGCAGATCCTCTGTGGGAAGAACTATACACACGATTTGCTGTGGGCCCATTAGAGATTTGTCGATTAAAATGCGAGAGCTGTCAATGAGTAATGTATTTTGTAATATTCCTTGGGTAGAAGTCCATATCAATGCAGATGGGACTTACCATACCTGCGGCGCACAAACCAATCGTATCAGTGGCACAGAAGAAGCTAAACTGTACAATGTACACAACATGACTATTCCTGCGTGGATCAACAGCAAGCATCAGCGCAGGGCTAGGATTAATAAACTTAATAACATACCTGAGTCTGCTTGTGCTATGTGTTATCACGAAGAAAGTTTAGGTAGTAGTAGTAAGCGAGTTAAAGAAAATTTAAAAAGCGGCATTACTGAAAACAATTTTGAACTTACATTTATACACAGTAAAGACTATCCCTTGTTTGATTATTCGGCACGTAACAAAGGCTTAACTGATTTTGATCGTCCTACCAGCTATCATTTAAGTTTAGGTAACGAATGTAATTTGGCCTGTAAAATGTGTGGGCCTACTGCTAGTAGTCGACTGGCTGTACAAATGATCAAAGAAGGTACATATTCTGGCCCGGCACGTATGAACTGGACCGAAGACGAAACAGCGTGGAATCACGTAGTAGACTACATTTGCACTACCGAAAACCTAAAGTTTGTACACCTAATAGGCGGGGAACCATTGATGAATCCTCGCTTCGAACAGTTGATAGATAGGCTTTTAGCAGCCAAAAAGACAGATATTTACTTAGGGTTTACTACCAACGGCACTATGTTTAACCACAATTTAATGACTAAATTATCGGCATTTAGGCACGTAGATGTAGGAGTTAGCATAGAGTGTTGGGGCGAATTAAACGACCTAGTAAGGCAAGGTTCTACTACACAAACCGTGCTAGATAACATAGATCAGTACTTGAAATACCGTCGACAGGCACACATTTACGTTACGCTACGGGCAGTACCTAGCGCACTTACAGTACACACGCTAGACGAATTGTATAAGTGGTGTATTACTCGCGAGTTAGATGTGGTAACTAATATATTGGTAGAACCCGAATATCAACAGATATCGCAACTACCAAAAGAAATTAAAGAACGGTTAATAGCACGTTATGAGCTATGGCAACATAGCGAGCCAGCACCTGCTGACAGTAATCCTAGAGACCCAACTTGGTTTAAACAACATATCGATAACGAAATTATGGCAATCATCATGGCACTCAAACAAGAACCCGAACACAATTTAACTGATGAACTTTACGATAAACTTGAACTTTGGGGTTGGTTTGACCACCCAGAGGTGAAAAAATATTTCTTCATATGCGATTAAGATAACTAGTATGCATGACTTGGCTTTACGAAACTTCCACTATAGAAACCTTACCAGAGGACTGTATCGGATTTGTTTATTTGATTACAAATAACATTTCTGGCAGGAAGTATATTGGAAAAAAATTAGCCAAGTTTAGTAAAACAACATACAAAGTAGTTAAATTAAAAAACGGCAAGAAGAAGCGTAAAAAAATCAAAGGCAAAATTGACTCTGATTGGCAAACCTATTACGGCTCAAATATTGAACTTAATCGAGACGTAACAGCATTAGGCGAGGAAAACTTTACAAGAGAAATATTATTCTACTGTAAAAGCAAAGCAGAATGTAGTTACATTGAAGCAAGAGAACAATTTTCACACAAAGTGTTAGAATCTGACGACTATTATAACGGACATATACAAGTCCGTGTACATGGCTCTCATATTAAAAACAAACTCTGACATAAAGTCATTTCCCATTATACAGTAGTAGGCTAGCGCAGGCTAAACTTCATGCGCCTATGACAACAGGACCTCGGGTCGCTGGGACGGAAATCTCTTTGCTGTAAAAGAGTGCTTAACCACTATCCTTAACAGGACGAGGATCGCTAATTGCCGCGGTTTGGTTATTTGAAGAAATGAATAAGGCTGAAAAGACGCTCAAGCGATTGAGCACGGTTAATGCGTATGTTAGCGTATATGTATTAATCCGCCGTTGTAAAGACACAACTCGAGGTACCGGACAACCGCCTCTGTAATGTTGTAACGCTATGTGGCTATCAGAACTCAGATGAAGCTAAACTTTGCCCGGTCAGGGCAAAGTGTGACCATAGAATCTAGATGAAACTTAATTCGCTTGAGCGTAAAGAAGAAATAACATTGATGAGCGATAGCGAAATCAATAGATGTCGCAGACATCTTAAAAGAATGGCATGCCTGAACTTTTTGTTGCTTCCATATTCTCTTTGATGATCTTGCGAATGATATCGTTCTCTTCTGAGCTTAATGAATAAGCATCATCATAACTCAATCCACCGCGCATCCACCAGGTGAATCGCAACATCTCTTCCCGTATGGCTCTTGACTGCTGATCATACTCTTCTAGGAGTAGACCAATTTCATCATCACTGAGCGTCAAGAGCCGACTACGAAAAAATTAGCGTAGTCAAACAGTATGGTTATTTCCATGGGCTTTTCACAGCTCAAGCAGTTGACAGACACAGGTTTGACTGAACCTTCTTTTTGTATCTTTGTGATTTCGTCCTGGATCTTGTCAAACATTTCTCTACCAATCTGTCCGTAGAATTCTTCAATTTGATTAGGGTCCTCGACCCGTTGTCCAGATTCAACAATTTCTACATACTCTGTGCTTTTGGCCATGATGTTGTGATTGATGGTATTAACACGCTTGAGCTGTTCAGTCACTGCATGGGTTTTTTCTTCGTCTTCTTCAGAGTCTGGCAGATTCGCTAGAGCTAGTTGTAGCTTGCGAACTTCAAATGCTGTTTTGTTAGAGTGGTTTACTTCCCAGTACTTTTGCGGTCTAAACTTGATTTTGATCACTTCAAGGTCAAGATCTTTGTTGTCGTAGTCTGGTGCAGTGATAGTTTCCAGCATGTGCCTTAGATCTAGAGCATAATCATGCTCTTCGCGGCAGTGCGGACACTGGTTTGAAAAATCCATTTTATGCCCATAGCTGGCAATGCGCATGGCAATGAGAGCCGCGTCCACATCTGTAGCAGGCATTTTCCATGCATCTTTGATGCTGGGAATACAACTCTGGATTACTTCAGTCACACCTTGCCCGTTAATCAGTGCATCTGGAGTACGGATTAAAATTTCGTCCTTGTTGGTCATTGGGTAAACTGCAATTTCGTTGGATTCAGGCAGGTCCAAACTTCCTTCTGGCCACCATTTTCCACCAGATGGTAGCGAAAAGTAAATGGCCGGTGTGCGGAAAAATTTACTCAGTGGATTAACACTTGCTGTTGCGTTTGGTTCTGTGCTCATATTTTGATCCTCATAAATATTGAAATACACAGTTATTTATAGGCAAAAAATACCACATGTCCGATAATCAAGATCTACTACGAGCGCTCGAAAGGCTATTGGACCGGCAAGGGCGCAATCCCACTGCTGGATCAGATTCTGGAACAGACACTCGTGACTATCGCACTCGCATGGACGACCTGATTAAAAGTTCCAAGCAAGCAGGCGACAGCTTCAACAAACTAAACGGTGGACTCAAATTAACCAGTCGTGCGCAGTTTGAACACCGGATGGCATTGAAAGAAGCAAATAATGAGCTGTACGAACTAGAAGATGCCTTACTGAAGCATCGTAAAGGTACTGCATTATTAACTGATACACAGTTAAAACAGGTTGAAGCCAGACGCAAAGAACTGTCTGGTATGATGCAACAAGGCCAAGCTGCCCAAAAATTCATTGGAATTCTTGGTGATGCTGGCAAGTTCATGATTGGCTACTACACAGCAGTTCAACAGGTCACACTGCAAGGCATAGGACAAGTACTCAGCACCATCCAATCAGGTGGCAGCGGTTTTGCTATTGCCAATGCGCAGATGGCGATGAATCTAGACATTGCCAACACTCATGTGCAACAGCTGGCAGCAGGCGCTCAAATGGCCGGTGGTGCCATTGCCATGATACCTGGCGTGGCCAGCAAGGTGGTGGGACTTGCTGTGATGCTGGGCGCTGAATCCAAAAAAGCATCCAGTCAATTAAAAACAGACGCACAAAAAATGTTCAACCAACTGCTGATGGCAGGTGGTGACCAGTTGCTCAAAGCCTATGAAGGTTTAACCAAAAGTGGTGTATTGCTTGCAGGAGGTGCCAACGATATTCAAAAAGCACTAACTGTGGGTGGCCAGATGCGAATTACTTTTCAGACATTTGAACGTATGGTACAGGCCAGTGCTGGCTTGCTTGCTGATTCAAATATAGGTGTAGGTAAAGCGGCAGCAATGATGGGCAACATAGCCGC